AGTAAACCGCACCACGACCATTAATCCTGATGTGTGCGCCTCCCGTGAGGTCCGGACTGTTAAACTCCCCATAACTCCAGTCACCAGAATCAGCCTTCTCCGCCGCTTCACGTAACGCCTGTTTGTCGATGTTGCTCATTGGGCTCCCCCCTTGTTGATGCTCATTTTGGATGCTCCATAAACCTGCATTACCGGGCTTTTCTCCAGCACCGGCAGCGCTGAAAATCCCGTTACCTGACTACTGCTGTATCGCCTGAGGTCATAATCAATCACCGCACGCTGGTCTCGGAAAATGCCGCAGCGGCCATGACGAATGAAGCCGCCTCGCTCCAGCGCGATACGCAGATATTTCTCCGCCGTGGTTCGGTGCACGCCAAAAATCACAACGACGTCGTTCGTCGTGATGCGCCCCTGCTCTTTCACCAGACCGATAATCCGCTCAAGAATAATCATCCGTTCGCTGTGTGTTTTAGGTCGGGCCATTTTTAACCCCTTATTTCACAATCCGGAGGTGGCTAACGTTTTTCCGGTAGCTTTCCCAGTCAAAATTCACCCACATCCCTCCGTCCATCTGGAGGCGATCGATAACCCTCGCGCCCAGTGAATCCAACAGCCCCTCGTGGTTAAGATTCGTCAGAACGCCAACAGGTCGCATCGATGAGAGACGGCGATCGATAACCTGATTGAGAATGACCTTCTCACCACTGCTCCCGCGCTGAATACCGACTTCATCCAGTACCAGCAGGTCAACTTTGCAAAGGTCATCAAGCAGGGACGCTTCTGATTGCCCACCGTCGTAGCACTCACGAACCCTGAGCATCAGGTCAGGAATGGTTACCACCAGAACGCTATGACCGCCGGCCAGCAGATGATTTCCGATTGCCGCCGCAAGATGGTTTTTCCCGGTTCCCGGACCACCGCTGAACACAAAGCTCGCAAATCCACTACCGAAGTTCTGGGCATAACTTTTTGCCATCGTGTACGCTTTTCGCTGCCCCTCCCCGCTTACTTCGTAGTTAGCAAACGTACAGCTACGATGGAGATCCTGAATGCCAGATCGCCCGAAAATCTTCTCGGTGCGGGATTTCTGATTCATCCTGTCAAGCTCTTCACTGCGTTTACGCCCTTCGGCTTCCTGCCATGCCCGCCACTCATCAGCAGTCGAGAATTTCGGCTGCACACTGGCTGGGATAATTCTTTTCAGGCGATCAAGCGCACTGCCAGTACCGATTACGTTTTTCATCGTTACCCCCTGAATCCGGTAGGGATCGAATTATCAGGTTGAGATATTTCGTTTACGTCACGACGCTTTTTGCTCGCAGTTCCCTCAGGAACAAGTAGCCCCCTCCACTCATTTTCCATGGTCAGTTTCACCACGAACTCAGGGCTATGCCCCTGCGTCCTGTATGCTGCGAGTTTATTAATCGAGCCGTTGGCCCCTTGCAGGGTTTTAATTGGCTTACCAAGTTGTTTGCGATAACCCACCCACTCCGCCCAAAGAGTCGGGGATAGCCATTCCGGTAATTCAATCGAAAGCGGATTAAAATTATTTCTATCTCCCCCCGTGGGGGATTTAGGGGGATCTTTTAATTCTTTTAGATCTTTATTCTTATTCTTATTCTTATCTTTATTAGTTGAGTTTCCGTTAGCATTCCGCTCTAACGAACTTTCAACGAGCGTTGAACACACGTTGCTTTCTCGTTCAACTTTCATTGTTTTATTGGCTTTTCTCTTTGCTACTGAGGCCTTTCCTGCGGCAGAACGTTGTTCCAGCTTCGCATGAACAGATGCCAAATCCTGTTCAATACGTTCATGTATCCATTCTTCACCATTGTCGATAAAAAACTCACTTAACGACTCTTCAACGGAAATCCAACGCTCGTTATCAAGTCGTGCAATTTTTGCTAAACGACTTTTCGGAATAGCTCTCCCCGTTTGCCAGTAGTTAAACATCAACAGCAAATAAGCCCCATGCTCCTCTGTAGACAGATGCATGGTATCTGCCAGATAATCAGCTATGTACAATTGCATGTAAGGTAAAGCAGCCATAAAATACCTACAGACCATGGAGTTAAAATGAACAAATTCATAGCAACACCGCACAGACCTGAAATTTCTGTCAGATACGATGAGCATGACAATTCGCTTACAATTTCTATCAATCACTGCCCTGGTGTTAATTCGGAAGAATTGAATATCTGCCGAGAAATTGAGATGCACGTAGGGGAAGTTCCTCGCCTGATCGACGCCCTCACTAAGGCATACGAATGCGCTACTGGAGAGAAGCCTTAAGCCACATGGTGAACTTTGCATAGATACCCCTGAATTTAATACGTTGGAGAGTTCGTCTTTTCTGCGTATTTAAAGACAATATCAACGCACTGAAAGACGCATTTCTGGCAGATAGAAACGCCAGCCACTTCAACATTCGTCTTTCCGCAAAAAGAGCATTTGTGGGTTGGCTGGATGTTTACCTCGATACTGGTTACTGACATAATTTCCCCGCAATGAATTCGCAATGAATTGCACCTGAAAGCCGTTGGTGACCCCTCACCGCGGCTTTCGCCTTTTTGGTTGCTGTCATTTTCAGTCCCACCCCAGCGCATCCGGCCTGGCTCGTTCAGCCTTTAGCCCGGCATCAGCGAGAATCTCTACTGCTGTGAGATAGTTTCTGGATACCAGTACCGCCTCCGGTGGCGCGGCCTGAATCCCAAGAAAAGCCAGCTCTTTCGCCATGTTGCAGAAATATCCCTCAGCTTTACGCCTGCTGACTGTCGACTCGCTGATGCCCATATGCTCGGCGTATGATTTCTGCCCTACTGATGCAAGCCGGTTGAGCAGAACACTCTCTATCTCAATCGGGTTGATTTCTGGTGGGTCTAACTTTCGTGCAATTGCGTTCTCCATGGGTCAATATCCTCTATGGTTATTTGGCTGACGCCTCTTGGCTTGGTAAGCCATCGGTTGGGTTTGGGTATGCTGCTGGGTCAATCTCGTGAGGAGTGACTTTCCATTCAAGAATTTCACATAACGGCAGGATGCGACGGGGAGGAATTACTCCTTTTCTCAGCCACTTGCCTACAGCTTGAGACGAGATACCAAAATGTTCGCCAATGCTCATTTGAGTCATGTGGTTACTGATTTTGATTTTTACTTGGTTGTCCATTTGGCTCTCCAGTTCTACGAGTTGGTAGCTGGAGATTATCACGTAAAACTTTAGGTTCCAACAAAAATCAATCTAATAGTTCCAATGAATAAAGAAACTGAAGGTTGTAAAATGTGAATATGAACAAAAATCTTCATCCCATTTTCGCCAAGCGTATCCAGCAAGTTCTGGATGAGAATGGCTGGTCTATGGCTGACCTCTCACGGCGCGTAATGCTTTCTCACACATCTGTGAGAAAGTGGGCCTCTGGCACGTCTGTAGCCAGCGGAGAGCGCTTGAAAAGATTATCGGCGGTGACCGGAAGGCCTGAATATTGGTTCTTCATGGAACCAGGGGATGAAAGTGAAGGCGAAAGGGCTGAACCTAAACCCAGAGTCCTTGATGAAAAAGAAGAAACATTGCTTTCTCTTTTCAATCAACTCCCGGAAGCAGAGAAACTGCGTGTTATCCTCCATACAAAAGCAGTCCTCCAAGAGATGGATCTGCTGAAGAACGACGTTTTTGATCTAATTAACGGCCTCAAAAAATAGAACCAAAGAACTTATCCATACAGGCAGCACCTCTTTAGGTGCTATTTTTACGCCCCAATATAGAACTTTTAGTTGCAATTTTTGCTTTACAAATCGAACTTTTGGTTTTATTGTTGTTTCATCGACAACAGGCGCATCGTTGTCAGGTTTAAAACGTTCCGCTGGCCGGGCGATATCGGCATGAGGATGAGATGACTAATTACGGCACAACAACATTACCAAGAACCAGCGTTGTACCGGGAATGCTGGTTAAGTACCAGGGGCGCACATACCGCGCATCTGCAAACGTAGGAAAAGGGTTGTACCTGT